GTACATGAAACATCTGGCCCTATTACATTTCTTGTGGTTACTTGTTCACAATTAGTTAAACTCCATGCTACTTTTAAATCTCGATCATTTGAAGTTGAGGCAACCATTAAAAATAATTCTATTCGATATAATTGATTAGGTCTTAATCTACAAAACAAGTCATTATCATCCTGCAAAGTTGTACTACTATTTACAGTTTCATTAGATGTCTTCTTAATAGCAATTGGCATGTTTTCATCTGCTAAATGTAATTGATTTAAACTATTTGAAATTGCAAAATCAGTTAAAATACCAAAACTATTATCTGAAGACACGCCAAGAAATAAATCTCCCGAACTTGAAAAAGTTGATTCATATTCACAAGCACCCATTATTTCATTTCCTTTAAAAGAAATTGCTCTTAGAGTATCTCCATCTTTTTCAAATAAAATTACAATTTTTTCGTCTCGATTTAAGTTATCATTAAAGCTCCAAGTTGTATTTACGGCAGCGCCGCCATTGGCTACAGATAAATATAAATCGCTACTTGTAATATAAACTTCGGCATAATGAGTTGAATCAACATACCAACATACTCCTGGCAATTCATGATCTTCCTTACATATCCATTCAAATTTAGAAATAAAGCAATTTATATCATCATAAATTTTCATTCCATTTTTATAATTATCTGGTGTAAATGGTGTTTCAAAATTAGCAGGATTAAGCTTTATCATTCCTAATTTTTGATTTTTAATATTATTATCAAATAAAATCGTCCAAATAGGATAATTCTGGTCAAATGTATTTATCCAATCACTCACAGAACCCATATATTTTTGAAAAGGATTGGGGTAATCTGAAGCATTAGGATCATGTCTTATCATTTGAAGTAAATTAATTATTACATATTCATTTTGATAACCAGCATTAAAATCAAATTGAACTTGAATAAAATCTATATTATTCCAATTTGGAGCTCCTGACCAAATAAAAAAACTTGATTTTGGAATCCAAGCTACATTCCAGCCAGTATCAAAACCCCATGAATCAACGTCAAAATCATACTCATAGGTATTTCCAATACCTCCATTTCCTATATTTAAATATATGCTTCCACCTGAATAAGCCAATTGATCTGATAATTTAAATAATAAAATAATAATATCGTCAGTACTTGATACGCTTCCATCTAAAAATTGTGTTAAATTTAAAGCATTACCTAGAACAATTGATTCGTCTATATAACCAGCCCCAGCAATATCTATTGTTGCTTTTAAAGCTTGTGAATTAATTAATCCTTCTCCACTATATCCACTTTCATTTGATAAAGTGGCATTAGTTGGATTTCCATTAGTATATGAGGTTTGATCATCATCATAAATGTCTATATCTTTTGTATTTCTTTTTCTAAAATATTCAAGATATTCTCTAAGTTTAAAGCTTTGACTTCTAGCCAATTCTTTATCTGTCAAATTAACAACACCTTCTAAAGCATTTAGGTTAGCGGCATTGATAGGTGGAGATGCTCCGTCATTAAAAGTTATTTCGGAAAATTCATTAAATGCTGCCATATTATCCCTTCTCTCTTTCAGCTTTTATTTTCATCGAATCTTCTTTTGTAACTATAGCTCTTGATACTTTAGGCTTTATATTTATATTTCTTATATCTTTTCTTATAAATGGACTTATCATTTCCATTTCAAAACGAATAATTTCAATTTTTGGATTTTCTTTTAATTGATCTTTTATAGGATTATCAATCTGTAATAATTCAGTCTTAAAATCTAATTTATTTTTTATTTGATTGATATAATTTGCACAATATTGTTTATATAATTCATCAATATAATTTGAATCATCTTTTTTATTTTTATCAACTTTAATATCCATTCTAAAAATCACAATATTACCCCCTTATAAATTCATCTTCCCGAACAATATTAATTTGTTCTGTTGCAGTTTTAGATTCTACAGGGTCTAAAACTATTCTACTAATCATTAAGCCTGTATCTTTTCCGCTTCCATCCATCCAATTAATCGAGTCAACACCACAAAAGAAACCAATTTCTTTTATAGTTACAATTCCTCCTAAATCTGTTGGCTCAGTATCTAATAATATGCCTGTTGACTGAACTAAACCAGTTCCAGTTCGCAGCTTCGATATAATAGGAGTTCTATAAATTTCATTATATAATTCAGTTAAATTGTCAGTATTTGCGGTATCATCATTTCCGATTGCAACATGTTTCAGAATTAAATCAGTGTCGCCAGTTCCATACAAAGCTTTTATTATCTCGTCCAATGCATTATTCATTAGTCGATTAAAGATAATTCTATTTGTTATAATTTTATTAGTTCTTATATCTTTTTTTATTAATTTAACCTTGCCTATCCATCCATGTTTTTCTCTTATTTTAATCATAAAATCACCTCTAATCTAATCATATTCAGTCCTAGTTGTATCAATAGTTCCCGGAAATAATAAATTTGATGGATAAAGTCCGCCGGGATCATCTTCAGGATATAAACAATCAAACTTAGTTATAACTACAGTTCCAGACCATTCCTGTTTTTCATTATAATCAAGCGTTTTTTCAACTAAGGCATCTTCTCTTAAAGTAAATTCTTTAGTTTTCGCCATCCATTCCTTAAAGAAATTTATAAATCCTCCTATTTGAGTACCATTAACAAATGTTGCACTTCTTAGAAGTGGCAAGTTATTTCCAACATCTTCAATTTTTAAGTTTCTTACTAAAAATCCTCCACCTTCTGAAGTTAAAGAGTTAATGCCGAAGTTTGGGAAAATTGTATCGCATATTTGACCATTTTTCCAATTGTGATTATATGATGATAATATTATTTTATCTGCTACACTTGAATATCTATCAAGTAAAGCTTGTGCCTTTTCTTCTCCAATTAATATTCCTTCTATACTAGCTCCAGACTCAACACTTTCATATAATCCGGAACCACCTTCAATTGATTTTCTTTCATTTATTGAATCTTCATCCTCTTTGACTATATCAATATCATATTGACCATAATATTTCAAAACTAAAAATTGTCCATCTACAAGAGCTTCTTGATCTTGATCTTGAGTTATTGTGTTTTCATTTTTACTCCAATACCAATACATATCAGAATCTAGTCCATTTATTCCTATATAAATGGGATTAATTAAATCCTGATCTCGAGGATTATTTTTATATTTTTCAGTTGTAACATATATTTTAGGTTTATTATTTAATTTAAATCTTACATAATAACTTCTATTATCATCTGGGTTTGGATTTGCCGTCTCTGTTAATTCATCTGTTACGGCTTTTACACTCTTAAGTATTTGTTTATTTATTAATTCTGAAATATCCTGCCCGATTTTTAAACTTCCCCATAAATAATTTGTATTTTCTCTAATTTCTTGACCTATATTAATTGTTCTATCATCAAGATAAAACTTTTTATTTGCATCAATATACCATTGCCATCCTATAAGCTCTACAAGTTCATTGAACAAAGTCGAACAATAAACATATGGGCAATTAATTGATATTTCGTTTAGTGTTTCATCAATAGAATCATCATCATACCAGATTCCATCCTCTGCCAAATAATTATCAATTACATCTTTTATTAAATCTGAAATCTTTAATTTTGGATATGATTCATTAACAAGCCTTCTATCGCAAATCTCATTATAATCTACACAAGTAATTGATTGAAATGTTGTTGGTTTTTGATTAATTTTTTCAATGTCTGGCGTATCAATTTTACCACCATAAATTAATACGCCATTTTCCCATACTTTTACATCTTTTCCGCAAACAGCTTCAAAATAAAATAAATTACCTGTTAAATTTTCATCAATTAGATTAAAACTGAGTACTCCACGAGTACCAGTTTCATCATAACTAATATTTAGACTTTTACTTTCAACTTTTACTCCTGAAGGTAAAAATTGATTATCAATCTTTAAAACAAATGACATTAGAATTTACCTCCATACCTTCTTAATACATCTTTCATTTCTCTCATGAAATCATTAACATTTCTTATTCCATTAAAATTAAAATCTCCATTAAAGGAAATACCTTTATTATTATTTGTATTCAAAGCTTGTGGAGCAATTGACTTGTCATTCAACATTAAATCTTTCAAAAAATAATCTCCTATTACTAAATTAGCTTTTGCAAGACTTTTTTTAATTGGCCCAGCAAAATTTAATTTATCTAAATCTCTAAGTGGGCCCTCTTTTGCTGGTGAAAATGGTAATAAATCTCTTAATTTTTTAACTAAACCTTTTAGTGCTGAAACTGCTCCATTAGCTGCGGAATTAATACCATTTTTAATTCCGTTAACAATTGCCATTCCCGAAGAATAGGCAGAAGATGCCAACCCTGAAATTATACTTTTAACACTTGTTACCATGCTTGTTATTGCATCTACAGCCTTTGATTTTACTGAATTCCATGCCGAACTAAAAGTACTTTTTATACCACTTAAAATACTTGAAATTCCGCTTTTTAAGCTGCTTATTTTGCTTTTAACTGAACTAATTAACGAGCTTACAATATTTGAAACTGTAGATTTTATACTATTCCAAATTGAATTAAATACGCTTTTTACTGCATTAAAAATTGTTGATACATTACTTTTAAAAGTGTTAAAACGACTTATCGCAAGTTGTATTAAAGCACTTACAATTCTTGAAATATTAGATTTCATGTCATTCCAAGCAGCTATAATGGCATTTATTAAAGCAATTACAATTGAATTAGTCTTAGTTTGTAAATTTACGAAAAATTCAATAATTTTTGTAACAAATCCAAGAATAATTTCTAAAACTCTTGCTGGAAGAGTTAAAAACCATTCAATTATTCCATTAATCATGTCTGGCACAATTGATCCACCAACTAGAGTTTCGTATAATCCAGTGAAAAACCCGACTATTCCTTCGACAAATCCCGAAACTAAATCAATTATAGCAACGACAATATTTCCAAAAAAGTCTAATATACTATTCCACATGTTTTGAAAGCTTTCATCAACTAATTTCCAATTGCCTGTAAATAGTCCTACTAGTAAGCCTAAAGCTCCACCGATAAATGATATAACATTCATAATAGCAGCGATAACATTATCAATAGCTTTGACAATTCCATTAAAAAGACCAACAATAATTCCAATAATTACAGCTAAAGCAGCACCAACAATTGCTCCTAGTGCTTTAAATATTGTTATAACTGGCCCTATTACAGCTTTTATATTTTCAAAAGCTTTTTTGATTGCATTAACATTGAATTCTTTGAATGAATTTGAAACTGCTTCCTTAACATTAGCAAAACCAGCAGCAATTACACTAACAAAACCGCCTACAGCTCCTACAATTCCACCAATAACTGTAGTTACTACATTTTTAATTGAATTAAAGGCATTCATGAATTCATCTTTAAATGAAATAATTTTATCCCTGATCTCAATCATTTTATCTCTAAATTCTACAAAGCTAATAACTGCTTGATGTATTTTTGCCATAGTCTCACTTGGAACTAAATTTTTCATATTGTTTATAAAATCTCCGAAGTTGCCGGTTGCAATTCCTTTTATTAATCCCATAAGAGCCCCTTTTATACTATCCGCATTTTCTTGAATGAATTTTGCGGCTTCTCTTAATTTAGAAATAATTCCATTAAATTTTTCAAATATAGCTCCCCGAACTTTTTCAGAACTCAACATTAATCCTACAAAAGCAGTGACAAGCCCACCAACAACACCGATTACAGCTAGAATTGGCACTGTAACTGTGCTTATAATTGCAGTAAAAGCGGCTATTACAGTACTTACACCACCAATAATTCCACCTAGAACACCAATAGCGGTAGCTATACCCACAATAATTGGCCCGATTAGTCCTGCCATTACTGCAAATCCAGCAACTAATTTTTGTTGGAATGGATTTAAAGAAGCAAAAGCATTTCCAACAAAATCAAAAGCCTTAACCAGTGTTTCTAAAACTGGAACAGCGACAGACTTTATA